GAACAGCGGCGCATTGACATCCCAGCCGCCATACTTGCTCTTGTGCGACAGTTCGCCGGAGATCTGTTCTTCTAACTGCTGAAGTTCTCTTCTGGTCATATGATCTCCGTGCTCAGTTGGGTAAGGAGATTGAGTTGGGCCTTGGGGATGCAACCGATGGCCATATACTTGAAGCCATGGCCGATGCCCCGCTGCCAATCAATCATGCCATAACCGGTGACAGGTGGCCCCAATCGCTCCTGGACCAGAACAACTTGTTCGTGCTCCATCAGCGTATAGGCGGTTGCGGCAACGGCATCGATGTTGGGGTCTCGCATCCGTTCGGATTCGAGAAAACCGGTATGGTAAATCATACGTTCCCTGGGCTGGAGTTCGCGCAGGCGTTTGATCAGATATTCGCAGGTGGTGAAGATGGACATGACGCTAGTGCATCATGCAACGGTTTTTGCTAAGTTGTGAACCATGAATTTGGCTTTCAGGGCAAATACGCTCCTCAAGACCGTCAGAAAGATAAAGCGCGAGGAGTGCGAGCAGAACCTTATTACCTTTGCCGAATATGTATGGCCGGTGGTTGAACCCTCGATCCCCTTCATAAAAGGCTGGGTCTTATCGGCAATGGCCGATCATTTGCAGGCCGTGACCGATGGTCACATCAGGCGTCTTCTCATCAACGTGCCGCCAGGCTTCACCAAGTCGCTAATGACCGATGTGTTCTGGCCAGCGTGGGAGTGGGGACCGAAGCGAAGGCCAACAACACGCTATATGTGCGCCGCTTACTCGAACCACCTGACCGAACGTGACAACATGCGTTGCCGCAACGTTGTGATCAGCGACCGCTACAAGAGGTTATGGGGCGATGTGTTCAGTATCTCCAATGAGCAATTTACCAAAATCAAGTTCGCCAATGACAAGACCGGCTGGAAACTGGCGACATCGGTAGGCGGCATCGGCACCGGAGAGCGGGCGGATCGCGTGATTATCGATGACCCGAACAATCCAATGGAGGCAGAAAGTGAAACGGTCAGGGCGACGACCAATATGTGGTTTACGGAGATCATGCCTGACCGCCTCAACAACCAAGCTGAATCCGCCATCGTTATTATTCAGCAGCGCACTCACGAAGATGATGTCTCCGGCATCGCCCTATCTAGGGATATGGGCTACACCCATCTCTGCATCCCCATGCGGTATGAAGCATCGCATCACGTTAATGGCTGGACTATTGACGAAGAAACAGGAAAACAGGGGATAAAGACCTTCCTCGGTGACCATGCCGACCAGGTCACTGACGATCTTGTCTTCTGGCAGGATCAGCGGGCAGACGAAGGCGATTTGGCCTGGCCGGAACGCTTTCCTGAGGCCACTACCGTAGCCCTGGAGCGTGACAAAGGGCCATATGCCTGGGCCGGGCAGTACATGCAGAACCCCGAACCCAGGGGCGGTTCGATCATCAAGCGGCACTATTGGCAATTGTGGCGGGAGGAGAAGTTCCCGCCAATGACCTTTATCCTGGCCTCGCTCGATACTGCTTATACGGAGAAAGAGGAAAACGACGCCTCTGCCCTGACCGTCTGGGGTGTATTCCAGGAGGATGTCAACAAGATCGAATTAGGGGCGGAAACGCTATGGATGCCCCGGCAGTCGCCAATATCTTCCACAGTCAAGGCAATTCACGGCAATCCGAAAATCATACTGCTTCATGCCTGGACCGAGAGACTGGAGTTCAACAAGCTTTTCACAAAGGTCGTGGAAACCTGCACCATTGACGGTAAAGCTATAACCGGGGTACCCCGCTTCCCGGTGGATAAGCTTCTTGTCGAGACTAAAACGGCTGGCAATTCTATCGCGCAGGAGCTTCACCGCGTTCTCAGGGGCAGGCTCTCCGTCGATCTGATTGATCCGAAGCTTTACGGTGATAAGGTCGCCAGGGTCCAAAGCATCGAGCCTCTATTTGCCGATGGCATGATCTTCGCCCCGGACAAGGCTTGGGCGGACCAGGTTATCAACCAGTGTGCCATTTTTCCACGGGGCAGCCACGACGATCTTGTCGATAGTATGAGCCAGGCGATACGCTACTTGCGCGACATGAACTATGCCCTCAAGGCGCATGAGTATCAGAGTGACGTTAAGGATTCTATCGATTATGATGCGGCGAGAGGCAACCCACTATATCCTGTATAGTTAGATGGCTGCACCCTCTACGAAGCAACTGCCAGATCCCCCGCCGAGTCCGCTGCGTCCCAATCTATCGTTGATGCCCTCCGCCGATGAGGGGGACAAGGACGACATCCATATCAAGTTCGAAGAAGGGGCGATGAAGATCGACCACCCCGATGGGTCGGTCACCATCGATTTCAACCCGGATAAAAGCGACGTAGACGAAGGTGGTTTCTACGAAAACCTGGCCAAGAGGATGGACGATGGCGAGCTTGCCCGCATCTCCACCGATCTCCTCGACGGCATCCAAAGGGATGATGACTCCCGTAAGGAATGGTTAGAGACCAGGGCTCTGGGTATTAATCTCTTGGGCTTGAAGTTGGAGAAGCCCCGCTCCGATGCTGGGACAACTTCCGCCCCGTTGGAGGGGATGTCAACCGTAAGGCATCCTCTCCTATTAGGCGCGGTAGTGTCGTTTCAGGCTAACGCCCGAGCCGAACTGATGCCTGCCAGTGGGCCAGTGAAGGTTCGCAACGACACTACCGCCAAACCATTCGTAGCCGATCCCCAGCAGCCGACCGATGCCGCCAGGGAACTGGAGGATACCCTTCAGGCCAAGGACGATCTGGCTGATGCGCTAGAACGGGATATGAATCATTATCTGACGGCAACGGCAACGGAGTATTACCCTGACACAGACCGGATGCTCTTTTATGTCGCATTTGGCGGTGACGGCTTTAAGAAAGTCCATCATTGTCCCTTGCGCAACAGACCAGTGTCAGAAAGCGTCGATGCAGAAGATCTCATCGTCTCCCATGCCTGTACCGATCTTCAGAATAGTGCGCGGATCACCCATCACATTCGTATGCGTCGGTCGGTTTTGCGACGTATGCAAATCTTGGGTACCTACCGGGACATTGAACTTGGACGTCCTCCACAACCAAAACTTACTGTAGTGGATAGAAAGAAGGAAGAAGTTGACGGGCGCATTAGCACGTTCCAGGCTCCGGAAGACCGCGAATATGATATTTACGAAACCTATTGCGAACTCGATCTCGATGACTACGCCCCCAAACAATTCAGAGGAAAGTGCCTTCCCCTCCCATATCGTGTCACTCTGGAGCGGGACAGCCGACAAGTCCTGGATGTCAGACGAAACTGGAAAGAAGACGATGAGCAATGCCGAGCCAAGCAATGGTTCGTTCAGTTTCCTTTTATTCGTGGCCTTGGCTTTTATGGCCTGGGCTTTATTCATCTACTGGGCAATGCCACAAACACCTTAACCGCAGCCTGGCGGGAGACGCTTGATGCTGGAATGTTCGCCAACTTCCCAGGATTCCTCCACGCAAAAGGACTTGGACGCCAGAACACGAACCAATTCCGTGTTGCTCCGGGCACTGGAGTCGGCATTGATCTTGGAGCCCAACAATCTATTCGTGATGCAGTTATGCCGCTCCCTTACAAAGACCCCAGCGGACCCTTCATCCAGTTCATGACCCATGTCGAGGAAGTCGGAAATAAGCTGGCTGGAACAGCTAACTTACAAGTCGGAGAAGGCAAGCAAGACGCCCCGGTGGGTACGACACTTGCGCTTATTGAGCAGGCATCCAAGGTCATGGATTCGGCTCATAAGCGGCTCCATGCGGCTCAGGCGGAAGAGTTTAAGCTTCTCAAGGAGCGCTTCCGTGAAGACCCGGAAGCCTTCTGGCGGCATAGCAAGAAGCCAGTCAGGAAATGGGTGAAGGATCAGTTCATTGAAGCGCTCAACCGATGCGAACTTGTGCCTGTGGCTGATCCAAATAACCCCACATCCCTTCACCGTATGGCTAAGGCGCAGATCATCAAGATGCTGCAAATGCAGAGCCCGATGCTTTACGACCCACGGGCGGTCGATCTACGTATCTACCGCATCACCGATATCGATCCTCAGGGGCTGTTCCAGGCACAGCCTCAGCAGCCGCCCCCAGATCCAAGAATGGAGGCCATCACTCAGAAGGCTCAGCAGCAGGCGCAACAGAATCAGGTTGCCCAACTTGAGGCACAAATCAAGGCGGCTGAGGCGGCTGCTACTATCCAGGATAAGCAGAGAGAACGTGAGTCGAGAGAGCGTATTGAGCAGATGAAACTCCAATTAGAGGCGATGCGGGTGAACCAGGAGCGCATTATCCACGCTCATGATATCGTCCGTGACAATGCCCAGGCGCAGAGTGATATGTCTATAGATGCCGCCCAGCATCAGCAGGAGATGCAGCATAATCAGGCAGCGCAACTACAGAAGATCCAGCACGACCACATGGAGAGGATGCAGGGTCTGCGTAACGAGCAGATGCAACAAGAGCACGAGATGCGCGGAGGCATGGTTCGTGCACGATACGAGATGCAGGTCGAGCGGGAAAAGCATCAGGCGGCCATGGAGCGTGATCGGCAGGAGCACGCCATGAAGATGGAGCAGATGCGGGAAGAGCATGAACACAAATTAAAACAGGCGCAGGCGCTTAATGAGGCTAAGGTTGAAGCCGCCAAGGCGATAGCCAAGTCTAAACCGAAGCCAGCAGCAAAGGGATCGTCCAATGGCTGAATACAAATCTACCGCAAGTTGGGGCCGCGATACGGCGAGAGCCCGATACGGTCAGCCGACCGACAAGAGCGGGACTGAGATGGCCCACAAGAACGAGTCGGGCAATCAGTTTCCCGAAGATCAACACGATACCAAGTACGACAACGATGCCACTGGCTGGGTGAGAGGTTCCGCTTCTGGTCCGCCAACAACCAAGAACGAGACTGCTGAGAATTACCCCGCTGGTGGCTTTGATCACCGCAATAAAGATGGCACCCCGAAGAAGCCGGTTTAGGAGGGATACATGGCACATCCGTATGGAAGTAAAGGGGCACATGTTCCAGCCCGTCAAAGGGCGGCGAGCTTCCTCAAAAGGGGTGGTCGGGCCAAGCATGCCGATGCTGCTCAGGATAAGGCATTATTCCAGAGCATGATGGCCGGTGCCGGTGATGACTCTTCGCCTTCAGGCCAGGCCAGGGGCGGCAGGCTGGATAAGTTTGCCAGGGGTGGTAGAGCCAGAGGCAAGGGCAAGGACAAAGCGCACAACCAGATCAATGTGGTTATTGCGCCGCATAAGAAGGACAGGGATGGCGGCGGTGGCTTGCCTGCCGGTGCTATGCCTCCAGGTCCGCCGCCCATGCCACCGCCAGGTCCACCGATGGGTGGAATGCCTCCTCCTGGTGGTCCTCCTGGTGGTCTTCCTCCTGGCTTGGCCGGGTTAGGCGGCGGTGGGCCAAGGCCGCCGATGGGACCACCGCGTCCAGGCATGAAACGAGGTGGAAAGGTACCAATGACTGGTGGTGCGGAGACCGGTGTGGGACGCAAGGAGAAGGCGAAGCACTATAACGCTCGAACTCCCTAGTGCAGACACGGTTTCATTCGCTGCTTGAGGTGAAGGTTATCGAGGCGATAAAAGCTCGATGCGAGTCCTTGGGACTCGGCCATGCCGTCGATTACCCCAATTACATGAGAAGCGTGGGGTATATCGACGGCCTTAAGGAAGCATTAAAGCTGTGTGACGAGATCGAGGAAGAGAACGCATGAGTGTAGTTGTTCCTTATAAAGCTATCGACATTGTTTCCGAATCCAAGAATCCGAAGAAGGCTATTATTGATTTCATTGGTAACCTTGATGGCATTCACATTCCCGGCGATCAGGTATTGATTGCCACTTATGTCAGGCCGCGTAAGACATCTGGCGGCATCATCAGGCCGGATGAGAATGTGACGGAAGATATTTGGCAGGGTAAGGCTGGTCTGGTGTTGAAACTCGGAACTACTGCTTTTCAAGATACTCTAGATTTTCATTTTCATGCGACTGATAAGTTTCAGCCTGGAGACTGGTGCGTGTACAAAGTCGGGGATGCTTGGGCTATGAACATAAACGGCTACCCGTGCCGACTCGTCAGAGATGTCAACATCAGACTCCGGATAGATGATCCGAACATAGTTTTGTGAGGAACCCATGCCGCGCCTTCGTCCTGCCCCCGAACCACAGCCTCCAGCCAAGCCGCCCGAGCTATTCGAAGCGAAAGAGCCAGAGCCTCTGGTCGAGAGTGAAGTCGATATCGAAGCCAAGCCGCCAGAGCAAGAGAAGGTAGAGCCGGTTAAGGAGCCGGAGAAGCCAAAGCAGACTGAGGCCGAGTTAGCTCTACTCAAGCAGATCGAGACGCTGCGTCAGAATGAGCAGATGCAGCGCAGGCGCTTCGAGGAGATGCAGCGTCTTGCTCAGGAGCGTGAAGCTCAGGTCGTTCAATCGCGTCAGCAAGTCGAAGAGCAGGAAGAGCTTGTCGTTGTTAATGCTCTTGCCGCCGCTACGGCGGCTGCCGATAAGGCGCAGCAGGATATTGAGGCCGCTGCCGCCGCTGGCGATTTTAAGGCGCAGGCGGAAGCACATCGCAGGTTAGCGAAAGCCGAAAACAGTATTTCTGTTTTTGAGCGTGGTCAGCAGGAAATAGAGGTCCGCAAGAAGGCTCCAAAGGAAGAGCCTAAGCCGCCACCGCAAAGAGAACAGCGGCGCTATAATAGTGTGGCCGAGTTTATCGATGACCAGAACTACAAGCCGGAAACCAAGGAATGG